ATATGCTCCTGTTCCCACTTCAACTCCAAGGACCTTTTTTGTTTGTATAGGTCTTGTATCATCTATAACCTCCTCAAAAGTTATTCGATTAATTACAGGGTTATATAATTCCCCCATATGTTCCCAGATAATACTTTTTTCTCCGAGTTTGTCAAGGATTGACTGTTCAAGAGAAATAGGGTCATCTTCAGCTAAAACTTTAAATTTAGCATGATGATCATACGCCCATATATTTACTAGGAAATTTTTCATTTACACCTTTATAATTAAAAAAAGGGCCGTTTTTAGGCGGCCCCTTAATATTCTATTTATTAGTTACCTTCAACTCCGAAAATACCTCTATAGTCAGATACACCGAAAGAATATCTTTCTCTCGCTTTGTATCTTACGTTTCCTGTTGAGAAATCACCTTCCATTTTAGTTTGGATAGGTAGTCTTTCAAAGTACTTCATACCATTTGGTACATCAGTGATAATGTAGAAAGAATCAATGTCTGTTAGGTAGTGGTTTACTCTGTAACCTTCAGGTACCATCCCCATGTTTTTAAGTGCATTGATGTCATTGTCTGCAGTACCAGTTCTACCTTGAGATTTTAATAGTCTCTCAGCGTTGAATTGGTTTTCAGAAGGAACAATCATTTTCATTCCTCTAGCTGCAATCTTTAACCCTCTTTCATCAGTCATTCCAGCGATGTCTATCATAGACTGCTCTAATGATGTTTCATTAAGGTCTGCTTGTGTTGCTAGTGTGTTAGACACAGTTCCAGCAATAGTCGGGTGCGCAGTGCTAAATAAATTAACATTGTCACCTGATTGGAATGCATTTGCTGCTGCAATTCCAGGTAGACCTTGGTTTAACGGTGTAGCAGCTTTAATCTGCTTTGCGTTAGCCATAGATCTTGCTAGTGCTTTTGTGTATCTAGACGCAAGTCTATCATACAAGTTATCTTCCATAGCTTCTTCAGTTAAAGCAAATGCAAGTGCCACAGTTTCATTTGTGTATCTTGCAGTATATGTTTCTTGTGCGTTGTCGAATGCAACTGCAGAACCCTCAGGTTTTACATAAGCATTGGCAAAGCCAGATAACATTACTTCTTCTTCAAACGCTCTGTCTGATGTTTCCTTCGCATAAATTTCTTCATGCTCAGAATCGTATCTTTTATACTCAAGGCCGAACAAGGCGTTTAAACCTGGCTCAAGCTCTTTTACGAGTTGTTGTCGTGATATAGCCATAATTTATACTCCTTATATCCCAGCTACGCCAGAGCCTAGTAAATGAGTATTAATCATTACTCTAAAATTCACATTCGCTGTTGCGTAATCTGAATTTTCAGGGTCTCTTGACTTGCCGATTATTTTTAGTTGTTGAACAGTTTGAGCGATCGAACCTTGATCTAACTCCATAGCTGATACTCCGTTTATTGCTGTACCAGTTCCCATTGAAACAACGTCTGCTGTCGAAAAAATGTCCGCTTGTGACATAGCCGCTGCCGCTGCGTTTGATTGAATCTCAAACATTTGGTAGGGGTTGTCATATACGAACGCTTCGATTTCACCGCCATTAGCAGGTGTAATTGCACCTGGGTACTGATTTCTAAACGTAGGTTTTTGTGTTGTTGGGTCATCGTAGAAACATCCCCAGAATGCGCCGAGATTAGAAGTATTACCTGCTGTAGTAATATCTATGTAACCTGCTGCTACTCCTATAACTAAATCACCTTGGAAGATCGTTGAAGCGTCTCCAGGTAAAATGTTATATTGAGTCATCCCAGTGGAATCATCTTGCTGACCGACACTTTTTAACGGTCTAAGACCGAAAGCTGCATCTTGATTAGCCATATTATTTATCCTCTGTTTGTAACTATTTCTAGTTACGATTAATGTAAATTCGTTGGGTCGTAATTGTTAAAAAACTTTTACTTACCACCGAAAGATTTGCTAGAGCGACTATCATAACTGATAGGCATGCTCGGGTGCTGATCCCTCAGTAGATCGTTTTTAACTCCTTCAACTCTTTCCTTAGCTTTATCTGAATAAAACTTGGCTCGAGCTTCTGCGATCTCGTTAGGTATTCTGGCCAGCAACAGACCTCCAACTCCGATGATTCCCTTGTATTTGCCGTCTCCCACAATTGGAAAACTGGTACCTTCGTATTCGTCGGCTCTAACTAACTCATATCCTGATCTTAATTTACCAGCAATATTTTTAGTGTCGTCGAATCCTAGGCTTTCAGCTCTTATCCATCTGTGTCGGAATCCATCCGGCGGCGCTGGGGCATCTAAAGCATTCGGTTCTTTCCACTCAACAGGACGCTTGGTAGCTTCTCTGCTGTCGGATGCACGGGAGTCTCTTACTACTTCTTCTGTAACCTCCGTTTTAATTTCTTCAGTTACGTTAGTTTCATTTTTTTTCATATGCGATTACTCCTCTATGTTTAATTGTTTAGCATATTCTTCAAGTGGCACATTCAGTTTTCTAGCAATTGCTACCTGTGATGATGTGAGTTGCACAGTTCTGCGACCAGCTTTATTTACCCCTCGCGTAGCCGAAGCTACAGTTTGAGTTGGCTTAGTCGTATTTGTAGTATTATTACCAAATTTGTGGGGAAATTCAAGTTTTATTCTTTTATCTAACTCGACATAATAATCCTCACTCTGTGGGTCAAATCCTTCTTCTTCCACCAATTTTTTGTGCATATCAAACGCTGTGTAGGTCATGGCGTTATCTTTGCCAAACCATGCATTTTGTTCTGCCCATTCTGTTGCTCTCGCATCAGGTTTTGGTGCTTGATCTTGTTGAATATTAAGTGGTTGTTTTAATACTTCACCTACCTGTTTTTTTTCTCTAGCAGTATTTTGTACCTTCATTTCTGCTAGTCTTGCTTCTTCATAACCAAGTTTAGCAATTTCTTTTTGTGCATTAACTTCAGCTGTGATATCGCCATCTTCTCTAGCTTTTCCTAATTTAGCTTGAGCAGACTCTAAAGAAGAAACAATTCTATTTTCCATTTCTGAAACATATCCTGTATCTAATTTAGATAATCTTTCTTTAAGAGTTTTTTGTTCGGTTAAAACAGAACGCGCATACTTAGTAGCTTCCTGTTCTCTTCTCTCAGACTCACGCATACGTTTAGTAAGTTTAGCGATTCTTTTCTTAACTCCATCACTATAGTCTTCAAGTTCTTTTTCTTTATCATTTACTGTTTTTGTTTCTGTAATAAGTTCTGCAGGTTTTTCTTCTGGAGCTGGTGTTTCTTTAATAGTAACCTCTCCTTCAGGTTTTGCTGCAGGAACATCAACTGGTTGTTGTCCTTCTTTTACAGTTTCTTCTGGTAATGTGACTTCGGCTCCAGGACCGTCTGTTGGTAAGTCTATGATCTTATCGTTTTTGTCCTCTGGCATAGTTTCTCCTATTGGTTAGTATTGATGCAAGATATCCGTTGGATCCTTGACTGTTGCTAAAATTTCGTCGTCATTTAGCAGACGTACTTCACCACCTTCAATTTGAATTCTTGACCCAGAATAACGTGCAAAGACTACCCAGTCTCCTAACTTGCACCAAGGTCCAGATTTCTCAAATCTTTTTCCTGTGTAACTTTCAGGTCCCATTGCTAAAACATTTCCAACTTGAGAACCTACTTGTTGTTTTTCTAAAGTAGACTCATTCATAATAAGTCCACCTTTAGTTTTTTCATCCATTTTAAATGGTAAAACTAAAATTCTCCAACCTGTTGGTTGAGGAAGTAAAGACTTTACATCTTTTTCTTTTTTTGGTTCTGATTTTTTTACACCAACAAGTGGTGTATTTGTTAACTCAATTTTTGGGCTTGAGTTTGTGGATATTGTCGTCTTCGTCATTGTTTTGCTCCTTGTCTTTTAGCAGGTTAGAGATTTCCTGTAAAACTAGTTGATATGCTTTTAGTTGTCCTACCATATACTGATATTTGTCCCAATTGTCAACTTGACCATTTATCAATACGTTTGAGATACCATCTTGAGTATCTTTAACTTGTTTTTGTAACTTAAATAGTAAATTAATGCCGTCCATTATTTATCCTTTCTTAACTGGTATACCACCACTTGGGTAACCAAATTTATTACTTCCCATAACTGGGGAATATCCTGCTGCATTCGATAGGCCACCGTCAGCCATTTTTTTAGGCACACAATTAGGTACCATTTTTTTGCCTTTCTTTTTCATGCCTTTTTTTTCGTAACCATCCCAACAAGCCATTATTTTTTTCCTCCAGCTCCTAAAGGTTTACCGATTAAACCCCCCTTTTTTTTAGCTTCTTCTCTCATTTCTGCTAGGACATATAATATAGCTGATTGTAACGACATATCAGCACCTATTTCTTTTACCCGTCTTTCAATTTCTTTTTTATCTTCTGCACTTTTATTTTTTGTGTAGCTATCTAGTAAACCAGCCATTATCTTCTAAACCCTTTAGTAGCTAGTTTAGGGAAACCTTTGATCAATCCTCCAGAAGCTTTTTCTTCTACTTTTTTCTTTTTTTGAATATACTTAGATTCACCTTCAGTTTTATCTTTTTTAGTAATCCATTCTTTTTTTTCGTCAGCTAATTCTTTTTTTACTTTTTTAGTAATCCAGGAATTTTTTTTTTCATTTGTTTTATCTTTTTTTTGAATCCATTTATTTTCAACTTCTTTTTTAATTTCTGGTTCTATTTCTTTTTTTTTAGTAATCCAATCAGACATTATTTTTTACCTCCATTATTACGAAATATTTGTGTTCCTTTTATACCATAGATGCTCGCAACGACAAGAATCCATAAATTTGTAAACCATGACGGGAGTGCCGCAAAATGCTCAAAAAAAATATTTACTTTGTCCATCGCTGTCGGATCATCTGATACGACTGCCCAGGCCAGGATTGCTATTGGCGCCGAGAGAATTATCAAAACTGCCTCGTCCTTCCAATCTGATTGTCTAGCCTCTAACAATTTTCCTTGGTAAGCTTCCTTACCTTCGGCCATACGAGATGCATGCATAAGCTGTGCATCTGACATAGCTATTTTCGTCTTCTGTTTGTTAGCGTAAATTTTACTTCCAGCAGAAACGGCTAATTTAATTGCCGACAACCACATAGCTTAATACCAAGTTGCTTTAACTGGTTTTTTATCTTTTCTTAAAGCTTTGGTTCCTCTAACATTTACTGTTTGAGATTCTGTAGGGTTTGTAGTTTCAATTACAACACCACCTGTAGCAGAGCCATCTTTTGTAACTCCTGGTCCTACAGTAACTTTTGGTTCTTTAACAAAACCAGATCCTATTTGCCAATTTTTCATTATGCTAGTCCTCCACCTTTAAAGGCTCTTCCCATTCCTCTTTGAGCAATGCCGCCACCTTTTAAACTTTTAACAATTCTTTTCTTTTCGTCTTTTAAATTTCTTTTACCTTTTTTAGTAAAAGCTTTTTCTGAATCAACTCTTCCAAGTTCTTCCAGTTTATTCATTCTTGATGAATTCATTATTCTGCTCCTCTAGATTCGTCTCTTCTATCTTTATAGCTTTGAGTCTTTGTAGATTCTTTGCCATCTCTCATTCCTAAAGATTCGTCAAGTCTATCGTTCGCGCCTTGTTTCTTAGATCCACTAGCTTTACTAGAATTAGGGTATCTTTCAATATAAGGTCTATTTCCAAAATCATTTCTCATAATATTTTCTCCTATTGTTTTTTTACTTTAAATAATCCGGCAAGTCCACCACTATTTGCATTAAAAAAGGACTTACGTCTTGCTTGCCTATCTCTAATAAGTCTTAATGTAGCTAAATCAGATAGCGAAGATGTGGGTTCTTCTACTATTACTTTTTCTTCTAAAAACTCTGGAACTACAGGGATAATAGCGTTATTAGATCCATCATTATCTCCACCATTAAATGTCGTTGTTTTAGTAGTGTTATTTTTAGCAGTATTTTTATTTGTAGTATTAAAGCTATTAAACTTATCCACAACAGCTTTACCTATTTCAGTATCTAAAGCTTTTTGAATAGTATCTATTGTAGTATCTATCGTCTTAACATCAATTCCTGTTTTTTTAGATATTTCTTTTTTTGCAGTACTTGTTAAAACATCTTTTACAGTCTCTTTGACTCCTTTAGTTTTAGTTTTTTTTGAAACTAAATTTGCAACGTTAAAAGCTGTTTTTACATTAGAAATTGATTTAGCAACTTTTGTAACTGCAGGATTAATTAACCCCAATGAACCAATAGTTAAAACAATATCTAATAAACCAAATTTTGAAGGATTAAGAGTTTTATCTACATCTTTTATATTTTTATTAATATTTTTAACAGCGCTCTCGTGCCAAGTGTCTTTTCCTTTTTTTCCAAAACCAGTTCTACTAGAAAACAAATCTTTTTTATTATAATCTTGATAAGAAACTGGAGTTGTATACGTATATGTTTCACCCGCTTTTGGTCCTTTTGTAATTGTACCTGTAATAGTTTTATTTCTTGTTTTAGGCGCATTTTTCCATTGGTTCCCTCTTGCTATATCTTGAGGTGTAGGTTCTTCGTCCGATGTTTTAGTTTCAGCTTTTGTAGATGTTTTAGAAGTTCCTGAAGGTGTGTGTGGGTTAGGTCTATCTTTATCGCCACTTCCAGTTTTATCTGAACTTCCATGAGTTCCTCCATAATTATCACTTGGTGGATAAGCAGGGATTCCTTCTTTAGTCATTGTTTTTTGTCCACCTAAATTTTCTAAAGTCT